AAAGGTGAAGTCTTCGCCAAACGGCGGATTCAACACGTAAAGCGTGAAGCCTAAAGCGGTTTTATCTTTAACGCCGAATTCGCCGCCTACCACCTGATTAGGCACAGGCAACACATCAGGCACCCCAGTGTACACTAAACCAGAATCAGCATACAACACAACCGTCTCAGTAGACTCAGACGCTATAGTTACAGATATCGAAGTCAAACACACAAACTCCCAAATACATTAATTTCAGGAACCACAACAAAAACGGGCACCTAACGAAAACAACCACGGCACTCAAAACCAACAGGCACCGTCGCACCAGTCGGTTCATCCATATACCTGAATTTGCGGCTGCATTTCGTTGTCCATCCTTGCGAGGTTTTGGTTGCTTTATGCGCTGTTAAGCCATGAAATTTTATTTTAAAGTTTTCAGTCATTTTTTCGGCTCCTTTTCACTTGCACAAAAAAGAAGAGCTTAGGGTGTTACAGTTGGCACTTCATAACATGTGCCGTTATAACCTAAAGTTTTTGAGTTAGCGCCGTTAGTTAATATTTGTTCTGCTGAAGCGCCTGTGCAATCCATATTTAGCCATTGATTAAAGTCTTGGTTTGTATCTTCTTCTAAAACACAGTGAGCAACTAAACCTATGCCCATTGTGGCGATGGTGGCAGTGATTACGTTTCGGGTGCAATGTCGTCCTTCGCTGGAAACAAGCCAGAAGGCGGAAGCAGTGTGTGTTGTTCTACCTGCGTCTTTAATTGTCCAATCTGTCATTCGATTGAATGATGCGCCACCTAACGCCACGCCATAACCACCTGCTTGGTAATCAGCACATCCGACATAAGTATTATTGTCTGCATAGATAGTCCAGCCGAAATCAGTGTAGTTTGTAAAGCAAAAAGCGAGTCTGTTTAATGTAAAATCACGCATTATCCTAAAACCGTAACCGTTATAGCCGCTGCCGACGTTTAACAGAAAATTATCACGCCCGAAATTAGCGTAAACACCATCTTCACCACAGTTATCTATCGTGATATGTTTGTATTCAGTCATGAGGCTGTTTATTTCTAAACCTTTTAGAAATTCATCTATCTCTATGTTTTCAAATATACCCTCTAAACAAGTTACATTAAAGGCGCTGTATAATGATATGATTCGACTTTCTCCCTCTATTCCGAAATCATGGAAATATGCACCATTGCCTGAAACAGCTATGGCTACACTATTTGCAAAGCCAGCTATAGTTTTGAAAGTACAACCTGTATCATGCCATGATGGGATGCAAGAAAAATCCGTAAATTCTGCTGTGGAGTTAAAGCGACATTCAAGATAGTAAACGCCTGGCTGAGCCATAATTTTTAATCCACCCCCTAAATGCGCGTCATTAATAGGCTGTAGAACATCCGATACTAAGTTGGTTGATGCAAAAGCGATGCGGTTATATGAATCAGCCGCAAAATAGTTTGCCCCATTTACGCTTATGGTGTAGGGTGAACCTGTACTTGCTAAAGGATTGATGAAGTTTCGTGTGAGGTTGCCAACTGACTCAACCACTTGCACGTTTGCACCTATGGAGTTCTTTAATGCTAAATCGAAAGCCACATCTTTTAGCATCAAAGTCCCTGTTGTCATGGTTGTTAATTTTGAGTATGTTAAAGCAGTTAAGTTAGTAGATGTTCCATAAACGGTAAAGTTGCTTGCTTGTGCTTTGTAGATTGCGCCGTCTTGGTAGATAGTCCAGTCTGCTGCCGTCCTCGCTGTGCTGCCTGCTCTGATAATCACGTTGTTGTGGTAGTCTGTTAAGGTGCCGTACACTGCGCTTAAAACGTAGTTGTAGGCGCCGCTGTCAATCGTCACCGAAACCCCCAGCGGAATATCAGGTATAGTCATGTCGCCATAGCTGTCCTCGTAGTCGCCTTCAGCAAAATAGATGCTGCCATTTATGGCTGCGGCGGCGGTGATGGCTTTTTCGGCGACGTAAGTGTAGTTAGTCGCGGAGTATGCGAGGGTTACAACGCTGCCGTTGACGCCGCTCTGCAAAGTTAAAGTTGCCGCGGGCACGCCGCTGTTAGTTGCAAACGACACCTGGAACCCGTAGCCTTTCCGCATGGCGCTAAGGGTGCTGCCTATGGGCTGGTCGAGCGTGTTCTGTATGCGTGTCTGGTTTGCTTCCAACTCTGCGATTCTACTTGTTAAATCGTCTAGTTGCTGCAATGCATAATCAGCGTTGTTTTGGCTAATTACGCCGAGTGCAGATAAGAAAATAATTATGATACCTGCAACAGCGGCGAGTTTTTTTGGGTTCTTAAACACATCCACAAGCGCGGATGCTAACGAAGATTTAGTTTCTGTTTGATTCGACATAATTAGGTCTCCTACAATGTTACTGTAAAAACTTGGGGTTAATCAAAAAATGACAACCACAGGTATCGAAAAGTTCTCTCCAAGCGGAGCCACAGTCACCGATACGGTGATGCTGTTTTCATCCCACGTTGTTGAAGCAATGTTACCTGTGAAGTCACCGTTAAAAGAAGGCAAACAGGCACGGGCTAAGCGGTTACGGTTATGCGTGATAACCCCGGATGTTTCCCCATCCAATATGGTTGCTGTGTAAACTATGATGCAGGAGGGGTCTAGTGTACCGCCGAATGCTGGATTTAATGTCATAGCGGTTTAACTCCCATTCGCTGATACTGTACCTGACGCAGCCGCTTCAGCTACAGCCGACTTCACATAGACAGCGACTTCGCGGAAAGGAGCCGTTAACGTCTCCAGTGGCGCTTTCGTGTCGGCTGCCAAAGTGGTTTCAGCCTTCAACTGCCAAGCCGCATCCACATCGTCGGTTCCACCTTCAATGAAGGCAGCGACGATACGGTAAAGCAACCCATTTGCTTCATCCGTATTCGCAATACCTATACTAATTAGGTCGGAGGTAACGTCACGTATGTTACTTACATATTTCCATACGCGCACGTATGTGTCGGTTGTTGTGAAAGATTCATTTCCTATTAAGTCAGCCATAATGTTTCACCATTACTATGATAATCTGCCTCTCAAGTTGTAGTGTTTGAGGTAGCATTCTGTGAGGATTCTGTGATTTGGGTAAGTGCCATCCATTAAGCGTCCGTAGCCGTCAACGCGCAAGTTACCCATCGTATGATGGGGCTGTGCTCCGATGTGGCGGCTCACCCAAATGGGCGAGATTTGGCGGTTGTCGTCTGGGTCGTGTACCCAAACACTCCATACGCAACCGTCGCCGTAAAGCAGCTCCTGCTTGTCTAAAACGCCTTCAAGCGTCATGTCAGCATCAATCGAAAAGTACACGTCGCCTTCTTTGCCGATGAGGTAGAGGTCGCGTTGCCGATGTTGAGGCAACCCGTCGCTAACTAGGACTTCACAGCCGAGCGCCTCTGCCACCGCAACCGTGCCATCCGAACTATGAAGCGCACTATAAGCATCGCCACTTCGCCAGTGCGCCGCAAACAAGCCTTCCACGACTATGATGCGGTCGGCGTAGGGGCGAATGGAAGCGATGCAACGTGGAAGATAAGCCGCCATATTGTAGGCAGCTATACAGAATATTAGTTGCCTTGTAACTGTAAATTCCTTCTGAAACCCAAAAGAAAAAAGGGGTTAAATTGGGGTTACGTCTTTAGCGTCGAATTTCTCTGCGCGTGTTTTAGGCGCTGTGAAGGTTTCGCCTTTCTGGTAGGTGCCGCCTTCATATTGGAAGGTTCCGATTTTGACTTTTAGAGTTATGTTTTCAGATTGAACAGCAGAATCCAGTTTAGCTATGAATGCGTCTATTGCGTCACTGTCGTTTTTTGCTTTATCCTGCACGTTTTCTACAGGTGTCTCCACGATTGACTGCTGAGACGGGGCGGGTTCTTCAGTGGGAAACACAAACTCTCCCGTTACTTCACCACTGGACGGCTCAGCAACAAACTCTTCAGAAACTGCCTTAGTTGATTTTTTAGTTCCCATACTTATTCTCTCCATGCTTAGTTTCAAAAAAAAGAAAGGGGAAAGTTGATTTTAGCTGCCGCCGATGTCGGTCATTGTGCATATAACGTCGGTGTTGTGGAATATAGGCACAGAGTTTATGAAGACTCTACCGAAAAGACCCCTGCCTTCCCGTTTGCCCTCTTCCTCAAGCTCAACCTGCAATTCGTCAGCTATCACGTATTCCATTTCACTCTTAATCGGGTTAGCTTTCACAAGCATCCCAGTGCCAGCAGTCATTGCTTCAGTAACGTAGATTCTGCCGATTTGGCTGTTTGAGTCGTAGCCGTTTATGCGTTTAAGAATCCAGTCAGCATAAGTTGCGCCTGCGGAGCCAAAGGGTACCGATGCTGCGCCTGCCTGTGCAGAATTTAGTACAGCATTGAATGGCCCGTAGATATGGTCTGCTTCCAGTAAAGTGATAGAGTTGTTTACGCTGGTTACGATGTTGGCGGCTGTTCCCCATCCGAGGTTGGTGGCTTCGCTGTTGCCTGCACTATTATATAAGCCGTTAACTACTGTGCCTTCGATGGTTGTGCCCTTAAGCAGCATCGTGTCTTCTAGCAGAGCAACTTGATAAGCGAGTTCGTCACTGTTTGCCGAGGACAAGTTTTCTCCAGTGGTTTGGCTTGCGACCCAATCGGTGTGGTCAACATGGAATTCTTTGTGAAGGCAGTTTATGTTTGCGGTGCTTCGAGCATGCGATACACCATCCAAAGATTCGGGACCTGGATATTTAGGGTCGATTCTTGCGGCGCTGGTGCCTGTTCTAACGTCGTATGCGTAAGTTTGGGTTCCATGAGGCACATAGGTGACTGCGTTTCCGAATAGTTGCCGTCCTTTGAATGCTCGTCTAGCTGCTTTGATTGCTTGTGTTGAAAGATATTGTCCTTGTTCCGCGATTAAAGCTGCATCGCTAATGTCTCTTCCTACATGTTGTATAGATTGCATGTTCATAGCCTCCTAGAGTAGCTCCGCCATTATCCAGCCGCCTGCATCTGTGACTGTTACGTCTTCACGGGCTTTTGCAACGGGTAAGCCTTCTGTTGGTATGTTGCCTGCGATAGTGGGTTGCGCAGACGTTGAGGTTACGGCTGTGCTGCCTGATGGAACTGCTGCGGCTGTGCCTTTAGTGACTTTACCGTCTGCGGCAGCCACCAAGGGGTCACCGTCAACGATTGTCGCTGCATCATCCGAGAGGTAAAGCATAACGATGACGCCTGGACCTGAAAGCACGGGCACTTGGTCGCTTGCGCTATAGATGGTTGCGCGTGTTGCGGGCTGATACTTTTTAGATGCTTGCTCGTAGCCTAAAACGCCTTTGGCGATGCCTGCGGCTCCACAGACTTCCACGTCGTTGCTATGTGTGTCTTTCTTCACGAGTCTACCGGGGTAACAGTTGGTTGCGGTTTCAAGGTTGAAGTAACGAACCCGTGGAGTGCCTGAGACTACAATGGTGTTTGTAGGTTGAGGTCCGATGCCGTTGTCTGCTGTTGCGGAACCATAAGTTGGGGCGGTCATGTTGGTAGGTTCCCTCCTTCCCATCTACCTGTCGATTGGTTGTACATTCCAGGTCCAGATGTTTCTGCGGGGTGTTTGTGGGTTGGTTTGTTTTGGTCTGCTTCACGTTGCTTTATGACGGATACAAAGCTTTTCGGCTCAGCCTTCTGCAATGTGTCTTTGAGGAAGTAGAGGTCTTTAAGCCCAGCGTCTTTGAACATTTCAACAGTAAGCTTACCATTGCTGTCATGAACAAGCTCAGCAATCACAGCGTCTTTCTCTTCTCTCTCCGCTGCGTCCATCTTGTTTTTAATGACAATCAACGCTTCAGTGCTGTCGCTTAATTGTTTCGTCATTTGCTCAATTTGGGTGCTTTGCGCTGCGTCTTTAGCCAGCAAAGCTTTGTAGTCGTCTTCGGCAACGTTAATCATTTTTTTATCGTCTGTCAAAGTTTTTTTTCTCCTATGTTTTGTTTCCTCTCTATACGTCCTGTCGGGCGTCCGCATTTCTGCGGGTTTAGTCACCCAGCGAGGGGGGTGAGGCAGCTCTTTAGTCACTGCTGCGAGAAGTGAATCTCAAAAATGAATGGAACCTAGAAGAGGTCAACTATGTCATGTAGCGCCAAGAGTGCTTTGCGGTTGGCGGTGATTGCGTCATCTTCGGGTACGTCGGGGTTGTTTGTCTTCTGGGCGCGTTCGGCTTTCTCAGCGTCTATCTCTGCCTGCGTCTTAGCGTCTTCAAGCGCCAACAACGCATCAGCAGCACCAAACACCTTCACAATACGGTTAGCAGATTCTAAAGCACCCAACTCCACAATCTTATCACAGATTGGGCAGTCCTTGACGGGCTTCTGTTTCTCCACCCACACCGCTGCCTGTTCATCAGTGAACTTGGTTTTGTCGAAGCTGAAGCTTATGCCTAAATCTATGTCTTGCACCATGATGGTTTCTGGGGGGGCGCTGTCAGCCATGTTTATGCCGCAGTAGGGCGAGGGGCATCTGCCTTTCTCGATGGGTGCTGCAACATGATTTCCAAAGATGCGCCGCTGCACAACATCAAAATGTTGCCCCTGCCATTCGCCTGAAGTGGGGTCGTTTATACAGCTAAAGCCTATGCTGTTATCTCGCAAGGTGCTATCTCGGATGCTTTGGGCTACTGCTTCAGTGATGGGTGTAAAGTTGCCTGTTTTTACTTCGATTGAATTATCTCGGTAGAAATGGTATTCGCCCACTATGCCCCGTCTGCATGGACGTTTAGTTTTCGGGTCCAGTAAGTCTTTGCGGAAACTGGGGTTTTCTACTCTGCCATTAGCGTCTGTTGCGTCTTCGATGTGGCTGCCTTTAGGGTGTGAAAGCGCCTTGATGGGTACACCTCGGAAGGTTAAAGTTGCTTTTTCCAGTTCATCGGCAGGTTTGTAGGCGTAATAGAGTTTGCCTGTTTTCTGGTCGCGGTACGGCTGCACAATCTCAGAAGCTAATACAGCTTTCACGACTAGGTATTGGTCGTCGTCACGCAGAATCGAAGGTTTAGCGTCTGCTTCAAAAAGGAATTCGCCGCTGTCTACGGCGTTTAATCGGGTTTCACTCATGTTTTTTTTCCTTCTATGGGTTACTTGGATTCTTCTGTTTAGTTTTGGCTTCCTCAGTTTTACGGTGCTCCTCAGACGCCGCATACAGTAGCCACGGAAGCAGCCACCACAAACTACTCTTTGAACCGCCTAGCAAACTACCAAGCCCCGTTAAGCCAGCGAGTTCACCGCCCGACAAAGCCGTATATGTATGTGGACAATGTGGATGTTTAGGCAGATAGGGCATGAATTGTCCGCGGTAATAGATTTGTCCCACATGCAAGCGGCACCATGAGCAACTGGTGTTTTTGAGTTCGCCTGTGATTTGGAAGGCTTCTGCGCCTGCTTGTAACCCGAAGATTTTTAGGGCTTGGTTGTAGGTGCCGTTTTGGACGCGGTCAGATAATTGGGCGAGGCGCTCCATTAACCCCGCGGGTGACTCCCAGAAACTCATGGTTGCTGTGCCTGCCACAGTTTCTCAGCCTTCAAAAGCAACGAAAGAAAGTCTTTAATGTCGCTTTCGCGTTGGTCTGACAGTTCCTGTTCCTGTTCGGGGCTAAGCGTTAAGCTGGGTTTGTTGAATTTGACGCGGTTATAATCTAAGGCTCGTTGCCGCTCAAGTTCTGCGAAGTAATCTATCATAGCGGTGCCTTTCTCAGCGGCTACCTCACGGGTCATGGTGCCCTCCATAACGGCTTTAAGCAGGGGCTGAAGCAATGCGCCTAAACTCGGTGTAGAAGCCGCGGCGTCTTGTGTATTTGAACCGCTGGGTATCTGTTGCTGGGGCTGCATGCTAAATTGGTTAGTCGCGGGTGCTTTGAGGCTAAGCACCACTTCACCCTCGCCCTCAGGTAATGGTTTTTTACCGTCGCCTTCACGCACTTCATCCACGGTACAGTACTGAAGTTTCTGCACGTTGGCTTGCACACGGTTAAGTTCCACGCGGGATTCATCTAAGGCGCTGAGTTCAAACGCATTCGCCCACTCTATTTCATATTCGATTTCAGGCTCCGCATCATGCACCACCGCGGGCGCTACTTTGCGGAGCATACGTTTAAGCACCGACCCCGCCGACTTCACACCATCAGCCATCTGCGCCGATGGACTGCGAGTTTCCCGCATCACCTGGTCGATTACCCACCGCAGTAAATCTTCCAGTTTGCTTTGGTCGCCGCTAATCTTCTTATAATATTGCTGGTCGTTTTTCTCGCTGCCCGTTAAAGCGCCTGCTTCCGCGCCTTCCAGGATGCTTTTCGGGATGCCTGTGGCGATGCTGATTTGCTTAAGGTTCGTGTCAAAAAATGGTATAGGATTTAGAGTTGCGCCCGCTGCGCCTTCAAACTTGAAGTCCATAACCTCGTTGATTATACCTATGTAGGTGCGGTGCGTAATGTTGCTCCAGCTTGATGCTGTAGACCACTCTTGTATCTTCTTTGGGGTAGTGACAAGCTTTGTTGTGCCGTCGGGGCTCCATTCCTTCGGAAACTTGACAACTGCGAAGCCGCCGCCCACGCGGAAAACCCATTGCCCCACACCCCAGCGTATGTTGCGCCCACAGGTTAAGTCATCCCAGATGAGGTCTAAAACGGATTTGCCTATGTATTCAAAGCATCGGGTGTAATGCACATAGAAGGTTTGTTCGCCGTTTTGCACTTGGTAAATTGTAGGTAAGCCGTAGCGAAGGCTTTTTTGGTTGCGTTCTTTTTCAAAGACGCTGTAGCTGATTTTTGGGAATACCGCGAGTTTTTGCAGATGCGCGGACTTAGGTAACTCTTTTGCTAAATCAGGCAGTTCCTCTGCATCGTCAAAGCTGCCAACGACTAAGGTGTTACCGAAGAGCCGCTTATACTCCACAAACGCCTGCACCACAGGCTTAAACTTTAGAGACCGCAGTTCCTTTTGGATGCGGCGGTCAAGTTCGGGGTCAGCCTGCTTAGTCTTCACGTCGTTGATGACAAACCATTTCTCCACGACATCCCCGCTGTACCCATAAACTAAGAAGCCTGCGACTGGTTCCCGCTCTGATGCAAAGGCTCGGTCGGTATCGCTGATTTCAGCTCCGAAGTCGGCGCCTAATGTGGTGTCTACTTGGGGTATGCGTATGCTGCCGCCGTCGCTGGTGCTGTCGGCTGCGTCGTTGTTGACGGTGGGAGGCGCCGCTATTAATCCACCGTCTCTAGTGGCTGATACTGTAAATTGCTGCTCAGGCTTCTTAACTTCAGACATAAACATAAACATAAACTCCGTCTAACCGAAACTCCACGCAGGCTCAGGCGCTGCCTCAATGGGACCAAACACGTTAGACACAACTAAATCTACGCAGTCCACGCCGTCGTCATGTTGCCCCCGGGGAAACTGCACCCACTCCGTCCAAAACTCCCCCTTATTCAGCAACAACGGATTAACCAGCACCCGCTTCGATTCAAAATGGCTGCTTAACGGAATAAACCGTTGCTCCTTGTTATGCACTGTCTGCACGGGCACAATCGGATAAGCCTGCCCAGTGCCAGGATGCCGCTGGAACTCGGGAAACTTTAGCAACAGCTTCTGCCAAAAATTGGCTTCCATATAAATCTTCAGCGGTTTAAAACGGCTTACAAGTTCAGGAAACTTTATGTGTCCTATACTGGGGAAATCCATGTGTTCCACCCAGACATCTAAGAGGTAACCTTGACGTTTAGTAGCGTCAAAAGCGAGGGAGGCGATGCCGAAATAATCCGATTCGCCCAAGCTTGGGTCTACCCCCATAAACGCAGGCAGATTCGACGGGGGATAAAAATTTACGTCGTCTTCGTTCCACGGATGCAGCCACTTAGATTTTAACAGGTTGCCCTCCATAGCGGACGGGTCATTTTGATACTGCGAATTAAAATAGATGGTGCCAATATCCGCTTGTTTCTGTATTAACCGCTTATAGGGCCAGACTTGGGGCCAGAGTACGATGGGCGCTGCACCTTTATCAACTTCCGCATAGTTTTGGATGGCGCGGTAAATCTTATGTGTCCAGCCTTTTCCGCCTTCACTTACGGGTTTAAGTAGTTCGCCATAGAGGTCAGCATAATGCCAACGCGTTCCCAATGCAAGACAGGCACCCCAGCTAAATAGAGTGGTAAGCAAGACTTTAAAGAACCAGCGACTGCTCTTTTCTAACTGCAATAGGGTGTTAACGTTTTCTTCATCTATGATGTCGTCGGCTATAATGTAGTCAAAACCATAGCCTGTTAAACTGCCGCCTAAACCTACACCGCGTAGTGTGGGAAATTTGCTTATGGTTTGGCGTTTTACAAAGAACTCGGTGTCAGTCCATTTCTTTGGGTTCTTAGGCTTCAATTCACCAAAGCAATCAATATACTTCTGGTCATCTTCCACACGTTCTCTCACGGCGGCTACAGTTGCTTCAGCTAAATCCCCCGTCTTAGAAACAACTAAGCCTCGAAGCTCAGGGTACTTGCCAATTATCCAACTGGGATAATTAATGGCGACACATTCGCTTTTTGCATGTTTCCGAGGCGCTTCCAAATGAAACTGCTTAATCGCGTCAGTATGCTCAGGTAAGGGGCTGAAATGTTGCTTATCATTCTGCGGCTGAAGCAACTCGTAGATTTCGTCATGAAACGGCGCGGTGTGTTGGTAGCCCATGTAGCGAGCGAAATACGCGAGGTTACTGCGTGCTAAACTGCGTCTCTGCTCTTGCGAGAGCCTCTTCAGCGTGTAGTAGTGCTTTTCGCTCATCCTCAGTCAACTGTGATAAATCAATTATGGGGGGTTGATTCATGGTTTGGGCGGCGGTTACGTTCACTTCTACTTTTTCACCCATCTTCTTCGGCAGCAACTTATCCAGCAAATCAGCCCGATAATGCAGCCGCGTCCCAGGCTCAGAATCCTCAATATCCTCAATCTGACGCTTCACAAGTCCCGCGGTAAAATCCTGAATCTGCACACTCTTCATATCGCGGTCTATAGTTTTCTCGTCAACTCCCAGAGCATCAGCGATTTGCTGATTTGACTTAGCTTTGCCTTCGACGATTAACGCTATTATTCGTTCTCGCCGCACCGCTTTGCCGAGTTTCCTACGTTCTTTAGGGACATTTTGGGACATATCAAACTTCAACTCTATATACCGTAAATTATGTTGCGGCGTCCACACAAGCTAGAGAAAAGACGGGTGTATGGTGGATGAGAACGCATGCATGGACGCCAAGCAACTGGGAAATTAAGGATGCTACCAAGGATGAGTCACAAGCAAAGTAACCACAATAGAAACCACAGAAGTCACAGCCGACAAAATCACAGGCTTAAAATTCGATACCCAGCTAGACTGCACCCTGCCGCATTTCTGCAAATCCGTAATGGCTTTCACGATACCGCCGTTTAAACCTGTACCATCCGCCCCCAAAATTGCAAGATAGATTTGGTCTACTTTCTTTTTGAGTTCGGGGCATGTGGGGCAGTCACGGAAAGCTTCAACCATCTCTACAGCGCCCCTTTACTTTCATAGGCTTCTTGCCGCATAGCTAACCTGAATTTATCAATACTGCCCCTATAGGGAATCTCTGTTTGGAAAGCTCCGCAGCCATGATTATCTGAAAGCACTAAACCCCGTGGGCAATCGGGAATCTCTGAGGCATCAAAGTTTGGCACAACCGCTTCAACATGAAGTTTTAAATCGTCGGCGTCTCCGATGAAGATGTTTTCTTGGTTTTCGGGGTCGTATTCGCTGTTTAAAAAGCAGAAGCGCCGTGCCTTGCAGAATTCTATGCTGTTCGCTTGCTGATAGGTCGTCATGCGCTGCAAATCTTTTTTCTGTTTAGATTTAGCTCTTAGCCCCATAGAATCCCCTTTAATTATTTTTTGATAAAATCCTCTGCATCACCCCGCGCTTTTGCACAGGAGAAGCAGATACTGAATCTTGAAGACCCAGTATTGAGAGTGTACACAGTATGGTAGCAATTCAGATAGCGGTGTCTTAAAAAACTATGCCCCGAAAACAGCAAATTCAAAACCGCTCTTCTTTTAAGGCAGCATATATTGCCCATTTTTCAGTGGAAAAGGCTCAAGTTTCTGAATACTTTTAAACGTACAATCCTTACAAACCCACACGATGGAACATATATCCTCTACTGATTGCTCTGTACGATAATCTGAAAAACTGCCATCACATTGCCTAAAAAGATGTAAAACCTTATTTCCCTCTAAATGGAAAGACCCGCAATTATCACATTTCCTAGGCATTAGATTGTTACTCCCAGTTGTTTTAGCGGCTCCGCCCAACCCCGCAACTCAACCACCAACCCCAAAAACCGCAGCCCCAACCGCGTCGAACCATAAAACACAACATCGCCACATACACTGCGAACCAGATACCCCGCCGCCTCAAGCGCCGCCGCATACTCAAGAAACTGAGCATGCACCCCAATACGGCAAACCCGCTTAATCCCAATTTCAGATTGGGGCGAACGGCAGCATTCCAGTATGGCGCATACGACTGTGAGGCGCCGCCGATAATTCTTAGACACCCGCTGAAGCCTCCTCACAACGCAACAGTGTTTTCTGTAGATGCAACGCCGACATAGACCGAATCACATAAACGCCTCCGTATGCAAAATCATTTTTCGGTTTTCTCCATTAACTTCAAATTCGCCCACATCTTCGACCCCACATTAATTTGCTGCCGCACAACCTCCCCATGCGCACGGCAAACCCCAAGCGTCTGCTTCCGCGGCAAATACAACGCCACCCCAACCGCCAACTCCCGACACCCCTTAAACCCACATTTCGCCACAGACTCCGCCTTCGTCCAAGTTACCCCAAACTTGTCTAGCTGAAAGCTGTTGTTGCCCGCGCCATGCCGCACATTATAATCCAGTATAGCATTCGCCAAGTATTCATCAAAGCTCCAGCCCTCCCGCGTCATGATAGCTTCCGCTTCAGCGAGGAGCTGCTTTAGCTTTTCATGTTTTAATCGTATGGTTCGGATGTAGATTTCTTTCGGTTGCATCTTCATTTTTGAGTCACTGTGATACTTCTGTGGAATGTGGTTGGTTGGTGCGCACCACGATTATGATATTACGTTTATTATACCGTCCCGTATGTTAACGTATTTGAATTTATTTTCCTAGAGCAGATTTTATAGGTGAGTTAGTGCGAATCAACCAACCAAAGATTCTGAATCATCATCTTGCTCTATGAGCGGCTGCATCGGAAACACAGAGGCTAACGGTTGAATATGGCGGATGCCTCGCCTCGCGTTTCTTCCACAGGGGTAAATGTATATCCAGTTGCCGGGGCGCGTCTCGATTTCTGCGTCTGCGAGGTTTTCGCGTAGCAGCATCACAACGTCTTTGAGTTGTAGGCTTTTGTCTGCGAGTTCGTCGCGGGCTTGGGCGAGGCTGAGGCGGTTGGCTCCGTTGAAGTTGTCGTGTTCTGCGAGTCTGAGGAGGGCTTGAGCTTGGGTTTTGGGGGTGTATTCGGCTTCTTCTATGGTGTGTTTGGCTGCTATGGTTTGGATGGGGACACATGGTTTTTTGAGGAGGTTTTCGAGTGCCTTTAGGGTAGGGGGTTTAGGTGAAAATATTTGAGGAGTAAATGCTGGCTCGGTTGTATCTGTTTCTTCGGGTTTGCCTAAGATGCCTTGCCACTTGTCTTTTCGATACGCAGCGGTTAAGGTTTCTGCGTCTTCTGTAGCGAGGTCTCGGTTTCGGCTAAAGTTGGCGGCGGAGAACCCGATGATGTAGCCGCTGTAGAGGTTGCTGTCTGGGGTCAGTTGTTTTTGGGTTAGTGTGGTGGCGAGGATGAAGAGGCGGTCTTCACGGCTAAATCTGTTAGAGTTCAAACAACGCAAGCCTCCGTTTCGGTTGCCTCCACAGGAACCTCAGATTTCAAACTGCAACCCTCAACGCTGAGACACACCCGATAGGGCACAGGCTGCTTTTGATATGGAAACTTTACCACCGCAGAATCGGGGCAGTCGACATCTCCACGACAAAACAGGGATTGCGCAAAAGTGCGGTGCCGACGGGCAGACGGAAAACGCTTAACAGACATCAGCGGCTAGCCTCCGAGTTGTTCTCGAATTTCCGCTCAGGCTTCGCCCCAATCCAATCGCCTTCGCGGCTCAGCCAACACCAGAAACCCGCATCCACTACGCCAAACTTTTTAGAAGTCGCCGCGTCAACAATCATCTGCTTAAGCGCCGCGTATGCTGGGCGCGTTTTGTTCTCTGTTTCCAGCGCCTTCTCGTAGCGTTCTTGGTTCTTGTTGAATGCGTAGAGCCAACTGATGCCTCCGCGTTCATGGCGTTCTTTGGGTAGTTGCGGTTCGCTGCGTCGATACCCAGATGAAGCGGGGCGGCTAGCTATCTTTTCCAACTCTTTAACCGCCGCATCAAACGACACCCGCATAACAGCTAACTCCTGCACAAGCATCCGTTTAGCATCCAAATCCAAAACCTGCATGCAGAACGCACGGCGATAGCGACCCGTGTCAGAGGTGATGTCGCATTGTGAGGCATCCTCACAGAACATGCAGTTTTCCATGTTGAACCGTGCGATGGGGCTGGGCTTTGGGGTGTTGCTTGCATCGACGCTGTGGGGCTGGGCATCTGAGTGCGGAGGTTGCGGGGCTGGGCGTTCTGATTGTGGAGCTGGCGTTTTGGGTTCTGCATTGGGAATTTCTGACTTAGCCGCCGCTACGTTTGAGCCGCTAACTATGCCTTTCTGGATTTTGGGTTTAGGCGGTGCCTGGCTAGCCGCATCCCGTTTAGCTGTAGCTTCATTCGCCGCTGCAGCAGGCAACTTGGGCTTTGCCTTCGGAACCAAATAATGCCCCGCCCCGTAACCTTCACGGCTCACAAACGCAGCACCGTGACTCTTCGCAGCTCGGTCAAGCGTCTGCATCTCTTCCGTGCCATGCAGCGATGGGGGAAACTTGAGTATGAGCATGTCGCCGCCTTCATGCAGCGAAAACTCAATATCCCTCGCTAATTCATCGGGCAATTCACGCATAATTTTGTCTGAGACTTCCTGGAGGGCAGGCTCAAACTTTGCGTTCACCACGGAAGCCTCCCCTTTCTTGTTGAGCGAATATCAAGCGCCTTACTGCGAACTTCATCGTATTTTTCATATGTCAAAAGCAGCTTAGCCGCTAACTCACGCACGCGCTCCTTGTTTTTCCAGCTAGACGCAATATAAATTCTTCTCATCTTAATGCCTCGTTAATTTTTGGTAACTCCCCGTTACTGTGACTCGCTCCTCTATTTCGCGTAGGGTCCAACCGCATTTTCGGCAAACCGCATCTTTAGAGGCGTTAACCCCCACTTTTACCCAGCTTCGGCGAAGCGGATTAGTTTTTGTGCAGTGCATAGCGCAGACAAACTTGTGGTGGTTTCTGCCATTACAGGGTTTCGCTAGCCGCGGAGTCGGCGGCTTGATGGATTGCAGTAGCAAAGTCACTGTGCCTCTCTCCGTTGATGCTTAAAGGGCACAATTAACATGCAGCTTCCATCTAGCATATCATAATAGGGACGGTAGCCCCGAGATAACAGAAAAGCGCCGATATGCCTGTTGAATTCGCCGCGTGGAATAACCATGCATTTACCCCACGGCTGCCACGTCACCACATCAAAGCGTCCCTTCGATGATGCGCAGGCACCTTCAAAGTCGCGGCTGAACCCTCGGTGCGCACCACAATAGTTTTTACCGCTACACATACAGGTTGGGGAACGTAAGTCAAGGCGACGACAAAAATGCTTAAACTCGCAGCGGCAACGATACAGACGCCAAATCCGAAGCAGCCAATTCACTGCGTCGGCACCTCCTTGACCCAGCGGTAACATCTTATCATTCGCCCATGATTACTCGCTACTTGACTACGAATATACCCCACCTCTACAACTAACCCATTCTTTTTCAGCTTCGCAAAAAAGCCTCCGATGCCATGCTGCTTATCCCCAATGAAGCGGTCCAGTTGGTAGCGGCGAAAGTCATCACAGCTAAAAACTTCGATGTGGTCTAGCTCTAAGAGTCGGCGGAAGGCTTTGAGGTTGCGTTCATCTTTATCAGTGAGCATGTAGTCGAAGACGCTGAGGGTTTTCTGTTCGTTGCGGCTCAATCTAAAACACTCCTATGCAGTGGTGGATTCCTTTATTTTTCTAACCATGAAAACTGGGTACTCTTTTATAGCGCCTACTTTGTTTTCTTCTGTTGGTTTCTTGTGTCCTTTTTGACATTTTAGGAAAATTGAACGCTCTGTCTCGTATACTTTTTGCACATGACCTTTGCAGCGCATCCATTGTTGCTCCAGTGTCATAGCTTCGATTTTGTTAGTCATTACGCTTTCACCTCCAAAGTCTGCTCTATGTCGGGTAACTTGGAATCTGCAAGCGGAGCCGCCTTCACAATGCCCAGCCGAAGCTCCAACTTGTCAAGACGCCGCGCATTATCCGCAGCAAGCAACATAGCCTCCGCGATAGCCTCCAAAATTTCACGTTGCGCATGCTCTATCTCCTCAAACTTGTTGCAAGCAGCCCCAAAAACAGCGTCTATTGCAACCGCTGCCTTACCTGCTGCCGCATCAAACTTGTTTTTCCCTCTCTCTTCCATTTTCATACCCACCCTAAATTTTGAAACTGCGAAACTAACTCCCCAGCATCTCCACGTCTGTGGATTCTGCCGAAGAGTTAGTTTGAAAAACCTCACCCAACAACACCACAAGCTGAGCCTTAGACGCACAAACCGCCACAAGCTGAGCCGCACCCTTCTCGGTTAAGACATAGGCACGGCGACGCTCCACCCATTTCCCCACAACTAAGCCGTTACGCTCCAAACTGTAGAGCAGCGAATAAACTGTGCCTGAGCTAACCAGAAACCCGAAACGCTCCTGAACATAGCTTATGAGGTCGTAGCCGCTGCACTCGCGCTTACTAAGGTGCCCTAAAACAATGATGTCGAGCCAATCCTTCACGAAACGCTCCTTAACCTTTTTAAGTACACGGAGATGGCTTTTCTCGCCCGAAGTCACAACGGAAATAGCAGTCAAGCATTAAGCCTCCTTACTTTCTGGGAAAATAGTGTGACCGTCCCACGGGCAATCGGGGCATTCTTCCCTGTGTAGTTTCTCTACGGCTTTATGGTCGTTTGCAGCTATGGCGCGTTTGATAGCTTTTTGGTCTCTAACTTCATGCAGTAGCCGAAGACGGGTTTCCACTTCATTGCTGGCTTTGTTGTCTTTGATGTAGCTGACACGGTTCTCTATGGGTTCAGTTTGCAGCTCTACGAGGACTCGGTGGTGTATGTGCCAATAATATTTGGTGGGTGGTAGAGGATTGGGTTTTTCGACTTTGCCTAGTAATACTTCGCCTTGTACCTCTGCTTCTATAGCAACTTGCTCTTTGATGTTGAATCCAACGGCGATTCGCAGGCATGTAACTATTTTTGCTCTTATACCAGCGCGGAAACATACAATGCCATCGCCTGCTTTGATGCCCCAGCCTGCTTTGATGCCATCGCCTGCTTCGATGCCATCGCCTGCTTCGATACCAGAGCCTGCTTTGATGCCCCAGCCTGCTTCGATACCAGAGCCTGCTTTGATGCCCCAGCCTGCTTCGATACCAGAGCCTGCTTCGATACC